CCCATGGCGCTCATCTTCTCCAAAGTTACCACATTCCCATCGGTCATTCGACAAGTGGGCATGCGGGTCATCAAGAGAAGGCTATACCATGGGCGAGGGAGCAGAAGCTTCGCAGCTTCAAGTGCCCACGTGTCAGATGCCATCGACATATCTAGCGTTGAGGCATGGCGGAAGCCAGCCGACGCTGCATATGCAAGACGGGCATTTATGTCCTGACACGTTAAGTCGATCCCAAACATCCGAAGACGTTCGGAAACGTACTCACCAATCGAGGCCTGACATAGGCCATTGAGAGTACCCTGCTTCGAACAGAAGCGAGAGTGTTCGCTGTTCTTAGGAACAGTAAATGCTTCTTCTTCTCCAACTACGGTACAACGAGACTTAAGCGCCTCAGTGAAGTGATCCTTGTGGAACCACTCACTGGCGGGACGCTCTTCCGTAAGGTCGAGCGTCTCGTAAGCCCAATGGGCCTCGCGCAGCAACGCTGCAGCAATGGGTAAGCAAGGTCTAGTAACCGTAAGGCTCGAAGTCATTTTGAAGGGGACAGACGTGTCCGCCCCCCCAACTCCGATTGATGCCCCCGGGCCAAACCCGCCACGCACCATCAGTTGTCCCAGGTCAATTTCACCTAGTACTCGGGCGCAAAAGCGCCGCATCTCCAAAACGTACTCGACGTACGGCGCATGATTAGTGCGTCGCAGTCTTGATTTCCAGGCCCGAAGGCGCTGGTTAGTACGTCTACAAAGATGCTCTGCCTTATACCACCTCGCGGTGGCTCCGGCATCCGGATCGAAACCCGGAAAGACGAGTTTTGAGACAAGCGCCTTGCACTGAGCACCAAGATAGTGCTCCTCTGCCGTACTACTGTGTGGCAGTGTGTCAAGTATGCGCTTACACGCAACATAGTCTCTCGCGCGGACGGCCCCCGAAAGGGCCTTAAACGCAGAGTTCCCATATTGCGGGTAACATTCGTCGAAAGCACTCGCCACGTGGCTCGCCACGTAGAAAGGACTCCAAAGCTTATTTAACTTTGGCTTCATCAGTATCTCCAATCTAGAGGTACGACTTCTGGGGATGTCAGCCCCTCAGAAGCTTAACAAGGATAAGCACTGCGACCAAGGTGGCCACAGTGTCAAGATCGACGGGGGGCAAGGTTAGACCTTGTCTTCGTAAATCTTCCCTGCTTTGATGAAGTCAACGAAGGACGTCGACGCTACGAAACCGCGGAAGTCCGCGATCAGTGCGTCAATATCTTCATTGCTGACGCCAACGGCGAAGCTGCCGTCGATTGCAAGCTTGGATGGGTGTGAACCACCCTGAGCCAGCGTATGCGTACGTGTGAACGACGCACTTCGACGAGAGACGCCACTAAAGGCTTTCTGCGGGACAGGAGCCACTCGCGCCAGGCGCAAGAGGTCTGTTACCGAAACGGTGTTCAGGGGACCAGAGTAGGTCGCCGAATCCGCAGAAACGCTGTACATTGCGTAAGTTTTGGAATTAAAATCCATGATGATGCCTTTCATTGCCCTTCCGGGCGAGGATGGTCAAGACCGTTTACCGGTCAATCGTTGATGGACAAGAGCGACCGCATCAGCATAACGCTGGGCGTTCATCTCAACACGGGCAACGAGGCCTATGTCGAGAATGCTCTTAGGAACCCGATACTTATGCGTGGAAGTACCGGAGTACACCTGCTTACCGGACTGGTCGCCAAAGTTGACGAATCCAGACTGCACAGCCAAACTGGAAGTGCAAGTAACGGTGGTAGTGACCTCGACGGTTACCCCGCAACCTAATACGTTTGCACGTAGATCGGTTGTGAGCGCCCCGAGGAACTCTCCGACATTGAGAAACCAATCAGCCACAAAGGAAAGAGGAACCCCTTCCCAGAGAGCAACTGGAATGTCTGATAACCGAAGACCGAAAGCCTGAGAGAAAGATGTAACGTATTCACCAATGCAGAAACCCCGAACGCGTATCTCCGAAGAGTAAACGTTCGTGGTTCCGTACTGGTAGCCGTTATACCCATCAACAGGTAATTTCATGTCCTCGGTTAGAGAGTGCTGCTTCTCGACCTGGCCACGGCCAGTCTCGCGGACTTTAACCTCCGCTTGAG